TAGTTCCATTTTCTGGAATATTTTTTTTATGATTTAAAATATATTCTGCAAATAAAATTCCTATTTGATTTCCATTTGGGAAAAACCATTTTCCATCATTATCAAGAACGGCTAGCCCCACTCTATCTCCATCAGGGTCATTAGCTATACAAATTTTAGCTCCAACTTTATCTGCCAACTCTGTACTTAATTTAAAAACAGTTGTATCTTCTGGGTTTGCATAATCACAAGTAGGAAAATTCCCATCTGGTTTTTCTTGTTCTTTTACAGGATACACATTAGTATAACCCATTTCTTTTAAAACTCTTTCAACAGGTCTTGCTGCAACTCCATGTAAAGGAGAATATACAAATTTTATTTTATCTTTATTTTCTACATCAGGATTGATAGCATTTTTCTTAACTTCTTCTATATATCTGTCATCTAATTTTTCACCAACATAAACAAGAAGTCCCTTATCTATTGCTTCTTTTTCTTCCATCAATTTAATACCATTGAATATATCAACAGCTTCAACAGAACTTACAATACCTGTTGCTTGTGGATCAACTATTTGAGCTCCATCTTCCCAATAAACTTTATATCCATTGTATTCTTTTGGATTGTGAGAAGCTGTTATCATAATACCTGCTTGTGCTTTTAATTCTCTTACTGCAAAAGAAAGTTCAGGAGTTGATCTCACTCCATCAAACAAATAAACTTTTATTCCATTACCTGCCAAAGTCATTGCAGTATTAATAGCATTTTCAACAGAATCTAATCTTGAATCATAAGCAATAGCAACACCTTTCTTCTTTCCAACTTCCCCTGTTTCCTTTATAATATAGTTAGCTAAACCTTGAGTTGCCTTTCTTATATTATATTTATTCATTCTGTTCCTACCAATACCTCTTACACCTCTCATACCAGCAGTTCCAAAACTTAAATCTGTGTAAAATCTACTTTCAATTTCTTTTTCATTATTAGCAATACTTTTTAATTCTTCTTTTTCACTTGCAGATAACATATTAGAGTCTAACCATTTTTTGTATTCATCTAAAAACATAATATCCTCTCCATTCTTAATATTTATTTAGATTATCTTAGAATATTCCTCCAACTACTTTTCCTAATTCATCTTCTAATATTGGAATAGCACTATTGAAGTTTAAGTTAACTTGATTAGCTGTACTTAAAACTCTTGTAGAATATTTTTCCATATTAGATGAACCACTAGAAGTAGATGTCATACTTCCTGAATTTCCTTGTTTAACTGAATTTCTTGTTGCAGTTTGAACATTTCTTCCAGTTTTTTCTGTGATTAAAATATCTGTTACCATTGCATAAGCCGTATCATCAACTAATGCATCAGCTAATGTTCCTATAGCTGCTCCTGCAAGACCCCAACCAATAGCTGTATATGCTCCACCTGAACGTTGAGCTCCTAATACTCCTCCAATTCCTGCTCCTAAAACAGCATCAGAGAAACCATTGTCACTATCTAAATTAACTTTATCTACTTTTAAAATATTAGCTTGTAACCAATATTTTGCTTCTGATGGATCATTTACAATTCTATAACCTTTTGATGCAAGAATATTTGTAATTTTTTGTTCAATATTTAAATTTTTTCCAGAAGTGTTTCTAATTTGAATAAACACTGTTTTTTCATTTGCAGCTGCTGGCTCTAACCAAATTGTATCTGACATTTTTGTTTGTACATCTAAATTTCTTTTTGATATTACTGTGTGCATAGTTGAACAAGATACAAATGCAAATATCAATAATAAACTAAACAATATTGTTTTTAAATTTTTTTTCATTTTTATCTTACCTCTCTTAATTTAATATTTTGATTTAATGTATTTTAACATACTTTTTATTGATTGTGAACTTATAGAAATATTAATTTTCTTATTTTTTAGTTATTTATTTTTAATATTTATGTTATAATTGCTTAACATTAATTTTTAGATGAAGGAGTGGTTAAAAATGAATAAATTTCTTATTGCTTTACTTGTAACTATTTTTGGATTTAGTTTCTCAAATAAAGCTTTTGCTAAAAGTGTTATTGTAGAAAAAAAGAAAAATAATATAGTTGATGTAGTTTTTATTTTAGATAGAAGTGGTTCTATGGGCGGATTAGAGTCTGACACTATTGGTGGATTTAATTCTATGTTGGAAAAACAAAGAAAAATAGAAGGAAAAGCTTTTATTACAACTGTATTATTTGATGATCAATATGAATTATTGCATGATAGAGTAAATATTGCTAAAGTTAATAACATAACTGAAAAAGAATATTTTGTTAGAGGAAGTACAGCTCTTTTAGATGCTATTGGTAAAACTATTGCTAAAGAAAAAGCTATTCAAGATACATTAGGAAAAAATGAAAAAGCAGATAAAGTTTTATTTGTAATAATAACAGATGGATTAGAAAATGCAAGTAAAGAATATAATTCTTCCACTGTAAAAAAATTAATAGAAACTCAAAAAGAAAAATATGGTTGGGAATTTCTATTCTTAGGTGCAAATATTGATGCAATAGAAACTGCAAACACAATAGGAATAAGTGCTGAAAGAGCAGTAAATTACAAATCTGATAGTATAGGTACTAAAAAGAACTATGACACTTTAAACAAAGCTGTTGAAGAAGTTCGTTCAGGAAAAGACTTAGATAAGAATTGGAAAGCTGATATTGAAGCAGATTACAATGAAAGAAATAAAAAATAATATAAATTAATTCTATATCAAAGAGTTGTTAGTAATATAAATCTTACAACAGCTCTTTTTTATTTTCTAAAAAGTCCTTGCTAAAATTTAATAATAGTGTTATAATTATTTCTACAATTAAATATGGGGATGCAAAGGTTTCGACGGGGTTGTGAGGTTATAGGTAGCAAGTCAGGTTTGTCGCTGTGAAAGACTAAACACATCGTTTAGATGGAAACAAAGAATACGCTTTAGCTGCTTAGTTCAGCTACACCTTGAATAACTTATTCTATACGGGTTTTTCAAAGGTGTCGACTAGTATAGATTACCATAAATGATTTCTCTAAGTTTATGGGACATTTTAGAGGATAGTTTTAGTTAGCCCTGTTTACGGGAGTAATTATTACGAAATTCAATAGTAAACTAAACTTGTAGAAGCTTATGGTCGTTATGATTTCGGACACGAGTTCGACTCTCGTCATCTCCACCATTTCTATCAATATACATAGGAAATAGTCTAAGTACGATTTCCACATATGTTTCATATACTTTTATCTCTTTAACAAAAGTTTCAATTATAGCTTTTTTTATACTGTCCTTATTGAAATTTGACTTAAAGTTTCTGATAAAAGATTCTATATTCTCTCTGTTTATCTTTTTAGAAGCAGAGATTTTATTTTTTTCTTGGGTAAGTAAAAATAACTCTCTTTCAAGTTCATTGTTTTTCTTTTCAAAAACTTCTTTTGAAATTTTATTATCTAAAAAGATTTCTAGCAACCTCTCAATTTTATCTTTTATTTTTTGAATCTCTGATTCTAATTTTTTAACTTCTTGAGCTTTTTTTAATATCTTTTCATTTACAGATTTTTCAACTTTGGATGCTATACTTTTTATCCTTTTTTCTGTAAATATTTCTTTTTTAATAGTTTTAAAAACAAACTCTTCTAATATTTCCTTTCTTATTGGCTTATTCCTACAATCATTAACTTTTGTTTTTCTATTAATACAAGTATATCCATAAGTTATGCTCCCATCTCTTTGTTTTGAACGATATCCACCAGAGTATCTTCCTCCACATTCTCCACAAGTACATACTCCCGTCAAATAGTATGTCTCATGTGCTGTTGCTCTGCTACCTGTTTTTCTATTTTTCATTTTTATTTGGATCTTTTCAAAATCTTCTTTAGTAATTATTTGTGGGATTCCACCTTCTATTTTAACCTCATTACCTGTTAATTTTCCATGTCCATCTTTTTTACCATATACAAAAACACCTGTATATTTTTCATTTAACAATATGTCCCTTATAGATGTTTTTCTAAATGGTTTACCTAACTTATTCAATCTTCCCATTTGATTTAATTGTTCAGCTATACTTGCATACCCTATACCCTCAATATATAATTTATAAATTATTCTTACAGTTTCTGCTTCAATTTCATTAATAATATATCTTCTGTCTTCATTAAGGTTGTATCCTAATGGTGGAATACCACCATTATGGATACAATTTAATGCATTCTCATTTAATCCTTTTTTAACTTCCCTTGATAAGTTTAAACTATAATATTCATTCATTCCAGTAAGTACAGATTTTAATATCACACTTTCTGGACTATCATTTAATTGCTCTAATACTGATAATAATTTAACTCCATTATCATTTAATTTTTTTTCATAGATAGCGTGGTCATACCTATTTCTAGCAAATCTATCAAATTTATGTACAACCACACATTGAAATTCTTTCTTTTTACTATCCTCTATTAATTCTAAAAATTCAGTTCTATCTTTGATTGATGTTCCAGAGATAGCTTCATCTTTATACACTTTTATTAAATTGTAATTATTCTTTTGACAGAATTCTCTTATAGCTCTTTCTTGAGCCACAATACTTTCTTCTCTTTGATTATCTGATGAATATCTAGCATATCCTACAACATTAATCATTTCCTTGCTCCTTTATACTTCTTCTAAAAAATTATTTACTAATATATTTATAAAATTATCATAAAGCATCTCATCACTTTCTGTATAAAGTATTTTTATAGTTTTTTCTCTTTTCATCTTAGTTCACCTCTATTAAAAAATTTTATACTTTTTTAATCAATATACTGATAAGATTGTGGAGCTTTTTCTATTCCAAAATCTTTTAATTCTAGTTCTTTTTTATATTTAATAACTTTTTTTATTTTTATAGCATAAGCAACTTTTGAATTTTTATAGTATTTAAAGTATTCTTTTTCTGAAATACCTAAATTATTTTTATGAGATTCCCATAAATGGTTAGGAGTTGAAGAAATTATTCTATCTATAATAATTTCTCCAACAACCTTTTTTTCAGGAAAACTTGAGTATATAACAATAGTGTCTATAGTCCTTTTAAAAAGTCTTTTTCTAAGTTCAAAAGTTTTAGTTCCAGTAAATATTTGTTCTACAAATTTAGGTTTTATTGACATTAAGACTTTCATTATTTATTCCTTCTCTTTTATTTTTTAAATCCATAAGCATTTCTAATAACTTTTTATGTTCCTCTTTACATTCTCCACATAATTCATTAATTTTATTTTCACAATGTTCAATGGCAGCATTTAAATCATTCATTGTATAAGTTATTTTTTTATGATATTTTTTAAATTCTTCATTATTTACCCATACCTCAAAGATTTTCATAGGATTTCTAACTAAATAGTCTCCATATCTACAAGTTATTATTCCACAAGGATTTTCTATATTTATTTTTTGAGATAATTTTACAGCACTGATTACATCTTCTTTTGTATCTTCAAAACACATCCCAAAATCTTCACCATCACATATGAAATCTAAAACTTCATTAATATTATTTTCATTAAAATGTATTACTTCTACTTCTAAAGTTTGCAAATATTTTTTACTCATCTTTACCTCCAATATTTACAAGAAAAATCTTCTAGTTCTTCATAATCAAATTCTATAGTTGGATTTTCTGTTTTTGCATCAACAAAACTATCTATTTCATTGGTAAGTTGTGTTGATAACTCTTGCAAATCCTCTGGTTTTAAATAAAGTCTAAAATTTTTATCAAAAAATTGTCCAATAATACCTAAAATTTCCCAATATATAAGAGGCTGATCTACATTAAGTTTTTCATTCAAAATAGTACATTTGCCTTTGTTATAGTTAGAACACCATTTACAATTTTTTTCCATTTAACTCACCTAGTATCCTAGTTGTTCATGCAAATCTGGGTTTTCAAAAATGTTACCGACAATTTCAAAATCTCCTGCCATATTTGAAAGATGTTCTGTAACATTTTCATAAGATACACAATAAACAGCATCTTCATCATCATAAGAAATTAATCCATAAATATCATCTATACCATCATTGAATTTAATTACATCTGCCTCATAAACCTCTTGACCTGCTTTGTCTTTTGCTCCTGTAAATTGTAGAAGTTCTATATCTTTAAATTCAGCAATTTTATAATCATCTTTGAAAAGATTTCCATCATCAGAGTATCTGATATATTGATAATTTAAGTCAATTCCAATAATAGATACCATTTTATTTTCTTTTTTTAACCAGGCTTTCATTTTAAATTCTTTCATTTTATCCCCCTAAGCAATTTTAATTTTCATAATTTCTCTATCAACCATATCTAAGTATTTTTTAGATGATTTTATTAATTCTTGAACTTCTTCTTTTATATCAAGTTCATTAACTAATTTTTTTATTCTATCTAATTTAAAATTTTTAATGAGCTTATTCCAAGAATGAACTGTATCTGTAAATCCAGCTGGAAGCCTTTGTAATTTATCTTCCAAAGTCATTGGAGCCTTTTCCCAAATAGAGTTTGCACAATCTTTAACATGTGCTTTCATTACTTCCCTAGTGTAAAAATTATCTTCATATTCTATATCTTGATCTTTGATATCGTCATAGCATTTGTTATAAATATCAGATGTTAAATTTTTACATCTTCCAATCAATATTTTGTAATAAGGATTTAAGTATCCGTCTTCTTCACTTTTCCAAACTTTTTGGTGATTATTGATTACAATTTCTAATGAAAGTAAGAGAGTCTTTAAACTTAAAGCATCAAGCTCACTTTCAGTAGGTTTTTCTATAAATTTAATTTCTTTCTTTTCATTTATCTTGATTTGTCTTTTCGCAGTCTTTTGAGCTTTTCTCATTTTTAACACTCCTTTCCGCTAGAAGAGCAGCCAAAGCTATTTTTAGTATATCCATAAAATCACATCCAGCTTTCTAATTTATCAAATATTTTATTAAAATTTCTTTTTAGAAATCTAAAAATATTTCTACCTCTTATTTTTATATATTTAAAAAATGTAACTTTTTCAAATCCTACTATTGAATTTTCTATAAATATTTCTTTATTTGTCATTTTTTCCACCTCTTTTTTTAGCTTTAGCTTTTACTTTTGTATTTAAACAAGAATTAATTATTTTAGGTAAAGTTATTAATACCATAAACTTCACCCCTTTTTTAAATCTTGTTTTATCTCCTTTTCTTTTGAATACACAATTTCTGTTAAATACACCATATACATAATTTCTTTGTAAAGCTCCTTTACATAGCTTTACAAACTCTTTTTTTCTTCTAAGCTCTCTTAATTTCTTTTTCATCCTTAGCCTCCATCTTTATGTATTTTTGAATAACTTTAACAGCATCTATCAATGTAATATTATCTGGAAATGGTATTTTATACCAATATTTTTTTAATATTTTACAGTGCATTTTCTCTCCTTATAATCAACCATAATGGTTAGTTTATCCTTGGAAGCCTTTTAAAACTTCCACTCTTATAAAATCAAAACCATTTGCTTGTCATTCTTGACACCACAAATAACTTACTGTAAAATAAAACTGTCTGAGGGCTTTATCAACACGAGCAAGTTACTTGCAGTGCAAAATTGATAAAGTTCTTTTTATTCTGTTAGCCTTTTAAAAACTTTTATAAAAATTTCAAGCTCTTCATTTTCTTTTTTCATTGCAGAAATTCTTGAAATACCTAACATAGCAACAGCACCATCATCTTCTATTAAAGAGTTATTACTTTTTATAGTAGTTTCTGCCTTTTCAATTAAATCATCTTTATAAATCATATTTCCTCCACTAGTTGTTGTAATTTTTTTATATACTCTGTAAGTTCTTTTTTATATTCCTGCTTATCTTCATCTTTTAACTTCAATGATCTTTTTTTCATTTTTTCAATTTTATTAAAGTTAAAAAACTTTTGACCATCTGGAAGAAATTCCATTTTATTTTTTTCAATAGCAGGAAGTAATAGTTTTCTAATTTCTTTAACTTTATAGATGTCATTTTCTAAAATTCCTAACACTTCCTCATATTGAAGATCCTTATTTGTTAGAATTTTTATTGCTTGATCTGAATAAGAAAATATTTTATCTTTGTAATTTTGAAACTCTAAATATAAATTCCATCTTTTTAAGTAAACTGAAACAGAGTCTTTTGTAAGTCCCTTAGACTCATACCAAGCCATAAATGAATTGGTAGGTTTTAAAGTTTTTTCAATTAATGCTAATGACGAACACATTTCAAATAAATTATTTTTCATTTTTTTGTATGTATTCATAAATATTTTTTCTTGTTCAGATACAGTAGCAATTTCAACATCGTTTAATTCGTAACTAGCGAAATCAAATTCTTTTATTTCTGATTTAGAAGATATAACTATATTAAAATCATTATCTAAATTTTTATTCATTGTCTATCTCCTTCCAGATATTTATAAAGATACCTTTGATATAATCTAATTTTTTAGCTTTGCTTTCCCATAGCAATGTTTCTTTATCAATTAATTTAGAAATAAGACTAATTTGTGGGATAGGAAAACTTAAATGGATTCCTTGTACTCCTAATTTTTTATTCAAAAAATCATAATATTCTTTTTCAAGTTTTGTCCTTCCAGTTCTATTTGGAACAACAGCCTTAACCTTGTTTAAATCAACTTTTTTTAACATACTCAATACTGAATGTGTTGTAATGCTATCAAGAAAAGTTGGAATAACTATATGGTCAGATATTTCAATAAATAAATTATCTAACCCCATTACTGGTGAACCATCAATAACAATATAATCATACTCATCTTTTAAAAGTTTTATAGCTCTCTTAAAAGCCTCATCAAAAGAATTTTTTATCTTATATCCTTGTAAATGTAAGAAGAAAAGATTTTCTCTTAATTTTTTAATTTTATAGCTTTTACCTTCAATGAAATCTTCAAGTCCAGCTTTGCTTGTATCTTCAATTTTGATACCTGCAAATTTTAAAATATCATTTTGGGAATCGCTGGTAAGAATCAATGTCTTTTTATTTTTTATCAATGCTTTATATGCTGCTAATTGTAGAGTTATATAAGTTTTTCCAACTCCACCTTTGTTATTTTTAACTAAAATAATTCCCATAAAATCCTCCTATTTTTTGATTTTTTCAAGCTTATTTTTAAAATAAGTTTTATAATTTTTTAAATTCACAAATGTGTATCCAGATTCTTTTAGAGTTCTTAAAGATTTACTAAGTTCTCTTTTTTTGTTATATAAGTGCCATGCTCCAAATTTTTTAATAACAATTCCTGATAAAACTTCATCATTTTGTACAGCAAGAATAAAGTCTTGTCTATAAATCATTGAAGTTCCAGCAGTGTATCCAGTAGCTTCAAGCCATTCAATTTCTTTAAAACTAAATTCCTTTTTTTGCTGATTTGAAATAGCTGTTATTTTTTTATTTCTGTAATCAATGAAGCCAACACTGTATGTTTTTTTGTCTGTGTAGCTATAAATTTTCCCTCTTAGCATTATTGCTCCTTTCAGTTATAAAATTCAGGTTCTTTCAGAGTTTTATTTGTTCCAGCTTTTATTAAATAGAGATGACATAACAATCTGCCATACTTGGAACAATATTTATATTTTTCAAAGTCAAGTTTTTCTTCATCAGGAAGTATTTCATTGACTTCTTCAAATTTTTTTTGAACTTCACACCACTTTGCAAATGGCATATTTATTTTGGTTATTGACATAAACTACCTCTCTAAATTAAGCCTTTTTCTTTAAGTTCTTCATAGATAAATGAACTAATTAGTCTATAATACATAGTTTCACTTTTCGTTTTTAATTCAGAAAAATGTTTAATATTATGTTTTTTAAGAATTTCCATTTCAATTTCTTCTTGTTTCTCTAAGGGAATTTTAAAGAAAATACTAAGAATATTATCATTTTTCTCACTCTCCTTTCGCTCTTCTTCTTTAACTTTTTGATGTTCAACCTCTTTCTTTTCAAGTTCTTGGGCATTTACTTCACAAGTTCCTTTGAAAAGATGAGTGGAGAAAACAGCTGCTACACTTTTAACATCAGATTTATTTTTTAAAATATCCAGTTGTTCCTGGAATGTATTTAAAACAAAATCTAGTGAGTTATTTTTTAATAGCTCTAAAACTTTAACTTCATGTTTCTTAGAAAAATCAATTCCATTTTCTTTAAACCATTGTTTTATCTTTTTTAAATCATCATTCTTCTCATTTCTCTTTATATTTTTTATATTATTTAAAATATTATGATCATGATTATATGATTCTATCTCTATGTCTTTCTCTATCTCTTGTCGGACAATGTCCTCTTTGTTTAAGACAATGTCCTTTTCATTTTGGACATTGTCCTCATTATGTCCTTTATTTGTCTTAGAAGTTTCTAATAATAGATTTTTTTCTTTTACTTCTAATGATTTTCTATAATTTCTTTTTTTAGTTGCCCATTCACTTTCAGATCCAGTCATACTTTCAACAGCAATCATATACAATGCACCATCATCAAGTTTTTCCATTAATCCTAATTTTATAAAAATATCAATAGCAACTCTTACAGTGTCAACTGCAACCCCAGTAATATTTGCTAACATATCAGGAGTATATGGAATAATATCTTTAAAGATTAATTTTCCATCAGTTTTTAATGATTTACAAAGTAATTTTAGATAGAAGTTCGAATAGACAACACCATTAGGCATTGATTCAATTATTTTTATTTCATCTGACTCAAAGAAATCTTCTTGTAATTTAAGCCAGTAATATCTTTTTGCCATAGGAAGCTCCTTAATTTATTTTTAATCTTTCAAGTTCTTCAATAATTTCATCTAATTTTTCTTCAGTTTCTCTTTGTGATAATCTAGCAAGAAACATATCTTTAAAAAAATCTGCTCCTACTCCATTTTTCCAACCTTTACTATGTATGCTCACTTCAAAAAGTTCACAATGTCCTGAAAAACGAATAAACACAGTATTTTTTTCTTTTCTATTAACTTCAAATCCTAATTCCATTATTTTTAACATTTTTTCTTTAACTGTTCTATTTAACATTTTGAATCCCCCTAGTCTTTTAAAATATCTTTCAAAGTATAAATTTCAACTCTTTTAGTGCTGATATATTTCCATAATTCTTCATCATCAATACCATTATCAAGTTTTGTTTGGTATTCTTTTAGAGCTTCTTTTCTTAATTTATCTAATGCTGCAATTCTAGATTCTATATATTGTTTAGTTTTCATTATTACTCCTTATTTTGCCATTCCTTTGTATAGTTTTTCCAATGAAGCCATTGCCTCATTAAATTTTGAATGTTCAGATTTTTCAATAATATTTTTTATTTTGTTATACCAATCCTTAGCTTTTTCCTTATTAGCATAATGGCTGTAATTAACACCTAGAAAATCAAGTTGTACTTTTCCTTCAAGTTCAACTAAGAAAAATATATATTTAGAAACTTCATCTTTAAAATATAAATTGTCTTTCATTTTAGCCTCCTACTGTTTTTTAATTTCATTAATGAATCTAGCATCAATATTTAATGCACAAGGTTCAATATTGAAATTTTCTGGGAACTCTGAATAATTCGCTTCAATTTCATTTTTTGCAGCTTCCAAAGTAGTGAAAGCTGAAAGAATTATTTTATCTTCATTTGTGATAATATAGATTGTTCTAATCATTTTTATCACCAGCAATCTTACAAGTATATCCCATTTTTTGTAGCTCTTCTTTGATTTCTAAAAGTTTCACATCTCCAAATCTTTCAATTAAATCATTCAATTCTTTTAAATTCATAAATTTTTCCTCCTCTTTTAGAGAAAAAAACTTGTAAAATATAAGAAAATATGTTATAATTAGGCATAAGTTAAATAGGTGTTTGTAGAAGTTATTTACTTTTCCATTCACTATTCAATTAAAAGGGTTTCTTGGCGGTTGCCCTTTTTTCTTTTGCTCTTATTCATCTTGCATTACTTTTCCAGCTATCATTCCCAATTCAAAGTATTCATCTTTTATATTTTCAATTACTATAAAAAATAATTTTTGAAGTTCTTCAAATTCATCATCAGTTAATTTATCTTCCAAGTAGCTGATTTTTTTTATAGTATTTTCAATATTAGTGTTAGAATTTGTATTTATATAGCCTTTTTCCTTTAATGCTTCAATAAATTTAACTATTTTCTTATTCTCCGTATTTTTTCTCCTCCTAAAATATTTTTTAATTTTTTATAAAATAATTATTTTTATTTATAAAAATATATTTTATATCTCTGAGTTGAATTTTATAACTTATAAATTACT